CACAACATACATGTATAATGGATGATGTTGCTTCATTACATCCAAATGCTGCACCTAATGGTGATCCTTCATTGAATGAGGTTATACAAATGATAAATAATGTACCTTATGTTCCAAATCAAGCTGAATTAAATGATAAAGGTAGGACACCTTTTTTGTGTAGGAATATTATTGCTACAACTAATACTGAGCATATGAATGCTTATGCTTATTTTTCTTGTCCATTGGCTATACGACGACGTTTACCCTTTGTTATAGATGTAAAACCAAAATTTGAATATACAAGAGATAAATGTTTGCTTGATTCTACTAAGGTTCCTGTTGTGCAAGATGGTGAATATCCTGATTTTTGGGTATTTACTGTAAAACGTGTTGTTCCTTGTGGTGAAACTCGTGTTAATCAACGTGCTGAATTGTGCATTATAGATGAATTTTCTAATGTTTTGGATTTTTTATCATGGTATTCTCAAGCAGCTATAGATCATGAAAGTACCCAAGATAAAGCTATGCATTGTGATGAGGTTATGAGGAAAATACAATTGTGTAAGGATTGTTTTTTACCCGAGCGATCTTGCCGTTGTGAGCATGTGTGTAGATTGTGTGGAGAATTTTCCTCAGTTTGTGAGTGTGTAAATCAATCTCACGTTTGTCCAGATTGTGGATTAGCATTATGTTATTGTTTATGTGATAGATCTGATCTTTCTTTACAATCTAGTGAGAATAGTAGTAATAGCAGTTATGCGCCTACTTTTGTGGAATATCTACATTATGCTGTTTCTGTCAATGCTGGTATAGAAACTGAAGCTATTGATATGGCAGATATTCTTGATGTGAATATTGAGCAAGATGCTGAATTGAGCTTTCGTAAGATAAATTCTTTGAGATCTTTTTGGGATTATTGCTTTGTTTATATTATGCAATTTGCTTTATATATTATTGTTGATTGGCAAATGTTTCATACAAGTTGTATGTATTTGTATACTTTTCCTCTTGTACGGAAATTTGTTTTGCGACAATTGAGTATGTATAATAAGGATTCGCGATGTATGTCTTTTTTCTTTCAATTATTGGGTTTTAGTGTTCAACATAAGATCGGCAGAGTGCCTTTATTGTTAACAATAAGTTCTTTTTTAGTTGCTTCTGTGGGTGTTTATAAGATAATTTCTTTATTAATTTGTTCTTTGTTTACAAAAAAAGAAAAATTTTCTCCAGAAAGTGGGGTTCATTCTACAATGAGATCCACGAATATTGGTGTGCCTCCAGTAGCTAGTGAAGATGAAAGAATTAATTGTTGGTTTAAAGATGATTATCAAACTACAAGTTTTGATGTTTCATCTAAAACAACAAGTTATAATGCTTTTCCAGAAGCATTGGATAATATTTTGTTGCGAAATTGTGTTTCTTTTGTTTCGCGATTTGATAAGGAAATTAATGGAGAAATGATAACTGTACGTAGACCGACAAGAGGTGTTTGTATAGCTGGACATATATACATGTGTAATAATCATTCAATTCCAACTGTTGATTTTGAACTTGAAATAATTTCTGGTGTTAATGTTTGTGTAAATCCGAATATACGTGTTAATATTTCCCAAGTGGATATAAAGCGATATCCAGAACATGATTTAGCTTTTATTGAGGTACTCGCTTTACCGCCTAGAAAAGATATAGTGGATTTATTTTGCAAAGATACCTTAAGTGGAGTTTTGGTAGGTACTTATATATCTCGTTTGGAGGATGGTTCTGTGTCTAGGAAAAAAGTTGATGCTTTAAAGCGTTATGGTTCAGCTGACACGTGTTTGGGTAAAATAGATTCGTGGTTTGGCCATGTTAGTACACCTACTGTTAATGGAGATTGTGGTTCTCTTTTGTTGGCAGATTCTGGATATGGCCCCATCATATTAGGTATACATTTTTTGGGACATGAACTCAATGGTGAGGTGGGTTTGGTTACTGTTACAGATTCCTTTTTAAAAATTGTTATATCCACTTATAGACCCATAATAGAAAGTGGTGAACCTTTATTGAGTGCTCCGTCACAATTGCGTGTTTTAACAAATTTGAATGTTAAGAGTACAGTTCGGTTTGTACCACAAGGATCTGCTAATGTATATGGTTCTTTTGAAGGTTTTCGACCACGTCAGGTATCTCGTGTTCAAGAAACATATATATACAAATCTATGCGAGATAGAGGTTATCAATCTCTATTTGGGGCTCCAGAAATGAGTACTTTTCATCCTTGGGCTTTAGCTTTAGAAGATATGGTTAAACCTGTTACAAAACTTGATAGTAAAATTGTTAAACAATGTGTTAAATCATTTGGAGATGATATTATGGGCGGTTTATCCCAAAGTGATTTAGCTTCTGTACATGTTTTAGATGATATTACTGTTGTAAATGGCGCACCTGGTGTGGCTTATATTGATAAGATGAATAGAAATACTAGTGCGGGTAATCCTTGGAAAAAAAGTAAAAAATTTTTTTTAAAATCTGTGTGTCCCATAGGTGCTATTTTGGATCCTGTAGTTGTGGATGATGAAATTATGGATCGTGTTCAGATATGTATTAATAAATATAGTAGTGGTACTCGCTATATGCCTGTTTTTTGTGCTCATCTTAAGGACGAGGCAGTTAGTTTTGCTAAGATTATTAAGAAGAAAACACGTGTTTTTACTGGTGCTCCATTTGATTGGTCTATAGTTGTTAGGAAATATTATTTGACAGTTGTTCGTTTGATGCAACGTAAACGATTCTTATTTGAATGTGCACCAGGTACTATTGCTCAATCGTTAGAGTGGCAGGAAATATATAATTATGTTACAAAACATGGTGTAGATAGGATCGTTGCAGGTGATTATGCTAAATTTGATAAATC